GCCCCCAATCGGTTTCGGCGGGAATGCACTCCCATTCGCCGGCAATGCCGCCAATCGCTGGAAAGAACATGGCCGGCCAAGTGGAAATCTTGCGGATATAGTAGGCCAGCGGCCGGCCGTAAGTATCCATTTCCACGCCGCCGCGCAGGCACAGCGTAGGCGTCATGTTGCCGGGGTTGGAGAGCCGGTCGGCATCGATCAGCTGCAGGCAGGTTTTGAACTGCCCGAGCTGCGGCCGGTCCATCCACAGCGGTAGCGCCAGCGCTTCGCCGTTTTGCAGCACGGAGCGGTAGACGAGCGTGGTCAGGCCGGTGAAAGTGAGCTTGTTGGCCACGTCGATGGCGGTCGTATCGGCCCAAGTTTTCCACAGCGATTCCACAGTGCGGCCCCAGTTTTCGGCCCAATCCGCATTCTTGCCAAGAGCGCGGTAATCGGGCCACGACGACAGCCGCAGCGAAGCGCCAATGACGTTGTCCCCGATCGTCTGGAAAGCTCCGGCGGCAATGCCGGTGTTGCGGTCGAGGTCGCGCGAGCGCGCCACCAGCGTGCCCATGTCGCTGAGCAGTTCGGCATCGGCCGCGGCGCGGATCGGCAGCCAGTTGGAAAGCTGCTTGCGGATCCAGGATGCGCCCGTAAACGGCGTGTCGCGGTAGCCGTAGCGGCCGTAGCCGTAACCGTAGCCGTAGGTCCAGCCGCCATCGGTCGACTGCGCCCGCATCACCGGCCCTCGGTGCCGGCCGAACAGGCGCGCCAGCAGACCGGACTTGCGCGCCAACTCGATCGGCGGATGACTGCCGTTGGGAGGAGCCGGGGTCATCGGGTTACGCCTCGCAGATCAAAAATTCCATGAGCACGTTCGGCGTTGCCGGCGGCGCACCCGCCGTGAGCACTGCGCCCGCATCGCTGAAAGAATTGGTGGACGGATTGCCCGCCAGCGCCGGGGAGACGAAGCTGTTGGTAGTGGTCGATCGGTAAACCTTGTACGCTGAGGCTCCGGTCACCGCCGCCCAGCTCAGATTGATGGTCTGATTGCCGGCGGTAGTGGTAGCGGTAGCTTCGGCCGACTGCACGGTTTCCGCACCAGCGGCATTGACAGCGGTGACTACGTAGAAATAAGCGCCCACGGTCAACGTGCCGCCCGTGGCCACTGCGGCCGTCACTGTTCCCATCACTCCCCAAGCGACCAGCTGCGCAGCCGGCGCAGTGACGGTGCTGCCGAAGCGGCCCTCGCACATTTCGCCGGGAAATAACGTGTTGAACGCCGGGTCGGCGATCGATCGCAGCACGCTCAAATTATTCACGCCGTCCAGATTCTTGATGGCATAGCGTCCCAAGATGCCGCCGCCCAGCGCGCTCACATCGATGACTGCTGCCGTACTGGTGACGGTAGAGATCCCGCTCGCTACGCGCGCCCCGGTCTGGTTGATTTTCATGCCGGCGATGGATACGGTCTTGGGAGCGGAAGCCGCCGCCGGAGGCGCCGCCGCCAAAGCTTGCGTGAGACTCATCGTCTCGGTAATGTTGAGAGCCATCAGTCATGTCTCCTTTTTATGGCCATCCGTAGAAGCTGAACGGTTTGCGCACAGCGCCGCTCGTGCCATTGGTGGTCGAACCGCTGGAGGCGACGATGCCGTTGAGGTAATCGATCAAGCGTTGTAAGTCAGCCACGTTGGTGGCGCTGAAGGTCACGCGGCCGAGCTGTGGCGTATCTACGCCCGACGGTAACTGGCCCGTAAGCAGCTTGAACAGGGCGTCTTGAGCCTGCGTCAGCCAGATCTGGGCCAAGCCGGGGTCGATAGCGCGCGGCAGCGCCAGCTTGAAGTTGGCCGGCATAGGCGCGGGCGCCCGGAGCGGTCTTCCATTCGGTGTCATAAAATTAGACTCATTCTAAAAAGCCCTCGCTGGCTTTCATGGGCCGAAATTCGGGCACGGGCGAGCGTGGCTTGAATCCGCCACCGCGCAAGGCGCTGATTTTGGCGCCGGCTGCGGAACCGCCGCGCAGCGCATTCTCGATCTCATCCCAGCGCTTGGCCGGCCAGGTTTCTAGACGCAATGTGGCGGCAGCAGCGCGGGCGTAGATGCGGCAATCGAGTGCATCATTGCGGTCGCGACGCTTTTCCCAGCGGGTGGTAGTACGGCCGGCGAGCGTATGCGTGATCAGCTGCTCGGCGCACAATTGCTCGAAAAATTCCTTGGAATAGGCCGGGAAGTGGCAATATCCGGCAGGCCACTCTTCGCCGATCGATGGATCGGGCGCACTCAGCCGCAGCGCGCGATAAAGCTCTTCTTTGCCAAGCGACGTGTTCACCGGCCACAGACGCACGCCGCCGCGGATCATGCGTCCGCCTGGTCCCACTTCAATCATCGAGGGTGCGCCCACAAAAGCGGAGATGTGGGTATGATTCTCGCCTTTAACCGCCATCACGCGTTGCGCCAGCATGCTGCGCACCCAGTCGTAGACGCGCATGGTCTGAAAGCCCGAATCGACTGCTAGTTTCTGAATGCGCAGCGCACCGCCATAGCAGCTCGGAAACTCCTCATCCATCAATCGGCTGAGTTGCTCCCACACTTGCGGCTGGTTGGTGTTGCCTTCGAGCACGCGGTAATCGACTGACCAGGAGATCCGGTTGCGGCCCCAGGCGACGATCTCGCACTCAATGCGGTTGGCCTGCACATCGGCGCCTGCGGTCAGCACCAAGCCGCCTTCGGGCACTTCGCCGATCACATACGATTCACGCCGCTCGTACAGCCGGTCCACGTCTGGCGCCTCGCCTTGATCGGCCCACGTCAGTCCAAGAATGGTATTGTAGAAAGCTTGTAGTTTTTCCGGCGATTCCAGCGCGGCTTCGCGTTTGCGCAGGATCTGCGTCCAGCTCAACCAACCCACCGGCGAGTACAGACTCGATAGGTGATAGCCGCGTGTCACGCCATCGCCCGAGCGAGTAGCGTGCCATTCGCCGCGATCCAGCATAGCTGTTTTTTCGTGATCGAAGATTTCTTTTTCGCACTCTTGGCAGCGGTAGGACGCAGTATGCGCCGCCGTCGCCGACCAGCCCAATTGTTCCGGCAATAGCGCGATCAACTTATTGCAGCGCGGGCACGGCACGTAAAAATAGTTTTGGTCGCTTTGCTCGAAAAAGGTTTCGATGCGGCTGCGGCCAGCAATCGTCGGCGTGGAAGCGATGAAGATTTTCCGCTGCCGGAAATTGGCCGTGCGCGCGATCGCCAGATCGCACGGCTCGCCTTCGCGGTCCACGTTGGGTGGATATGCATCCACTTCATCCAAGAACAGGTAGCGTACCGCCATGGAGCGCAGCTGCTTGGCCGAATTGGCGCCGGCCAGCACCAGAATGCCGCCTAGGAATTCTTTGGCCAGAATGGTATTGCCCGAATCGCGCGATTTGGGTGAACGCACCAGCGAATGCAACACCGGCGAATCTTCGATCAATGGACCGATACGCTGTTTCGAATTGCGCTTGGCCATGGTCTCGGTCGGCTGCACCACCAGCATGGGACCGGGCGCGAGGTGGATCACGTAGCCGATCCAGTTATTGCCGCTTTCGGTGGCGCCGACCTGACTGCCTTTCATAAACACGACGCGTTCCCACGGCGAATCCGCCATCAATGCGTCCATGATGTCGCGCAGGAACGGCGTGCGGCTGGTGCGCCACAAGCCCGGTTCAGGCGATGAGCGCGTAGTCATGATGCGATATTGATCGGCCCACTCACTGATGCGCAGCTTGGGATCGGGGCGTGCGCCAGCACGGCAGGCGCGCTGCGAAACTTCAAAGCCATCGGCCAAACCAGGCAGCGCGGCATGCAGCTTGGCGGCGGCCGTCATAGTTTCCCGTCCGCCAACTGGCCGTCAGCGAAGGCCGAAAACACGGTCGTCAACTCGGCTTCAAGCAATTGCTGACACCGCGTTACGTCGGATTCCCCGGCAATCAGTGCGGCCACGCGCGGCGGAATGTTGAAACATGCTTCGCGCAAAATGCGGAATTCGGTGAAGCGCGCATTTTCCACTTCGGCTGTAGGCATCAGATTTTTGGCGCGTTCTTCATAACGCAATTTTTTCAATAGCGCTTCATAGATCTGTGTGCCGGCGCGAGCTTTCGCGTAGGCTGTGCTTTTCGTTTCCGAGGGCAGCGGGATCTCCGCCGCTTCAATCTCCGGTAATGGTGCGGCGCCATCGGCCGCCTGCGCTGCCGCTACCGGACCATGCATGTTGTTATGGCCTCGTTCATGATGTGTGGTTTCTGCGAACTCTTTGACGGCCTCATCGCGATCGAACAATTTATCGGGCCGCTGGGTGAGCCGGCCTTTAGCAACGGCTTCGCGAATGGTCTTGCGGTGGCGCTTGAGTATTTGAGCTAGCTCGGCCTCGCTCACCAGCGGCACGGGTCACTCCTTTTCGAGGATTCGGTTGCAGCCATTCTAAACCCAAAAAAAAGCCCGCGTCAGCTTTGGATGGCGCGGGCACGCGACTACTTGGGTTTGGTTAAAGAAGATTAGTTGACTGTTTGATCATAGCTCAGGCTGAGCCGACCAGCACAGATAATGCCCACAAGGCCAGTCCTGCCGCGATCAGCGTCAGCTTGTCGCCCTTATAGGCGATGCCGCCTACGCTCACAGCGAAACACACGATCGCCAACACCAGCAGAATGGAATGAATATTAACCTGCATCAGCGTCCCTCCACGGCGGCTTTCGCCACCAGTTCATCGAACACTTTGCGACAACCGGCGCACAGCTCGGCCGGCACCTCGCGCACCAGCTGGCGTTCGGTGACTTCGTACATGGGCGCATCGCAGTAACTGTGCCAGCGATCATCGAACAGCTCCAGATGCAGCACGCCATCAATCGTGCGCTTGACTTTCAGCGGCAGCTCGCCGGCGAGCCAGGTCTGCAAGAAGCGGCGCTGATGCAACAGCAATCCGCGGCGCGCCCGCGCCGCCTGGCAGCTGCGGCAAACCAGCTTGCACTCGCGGCCGCATTCACGGCAAATCATGCCGACTAGCATATCGCCGGGAGATCCTCAAACGCACCCGAGCGGGAGATCCCAAAACCGATTTTCAAAGTGGAGGGTCGAGGCCTTGAAGTGGAGGGTCACTTTTTTCCTGGCACGCGCTCGGACGAACCTGGCACCGCATTTCACCCCGCTTCGGCTAAGTCCTTTGTTTTCAACGTATCAGCTAAGCTGCTTGTTTTCAGCGGCTTGTGACGTAGCACCAGCGCAACGCGCTGATAATAAATGCTTTCTACATCGGACGGCCGTGTCCCAAACACTGTTTTTTGCGTACTTTCGCATAACTCGTTGATATCGCGTGTAGTTAGCTCGTAATCTACCGCTGTCTGAACCATAGCTCGCTATTTTCCGACAGTCCAATCATTTCACCCCTAAATCGTTGCAGGACATAGAGAAAACCACGTTTACGCTTGCGGTTTATGAAAACAACCAACACCGCAACCGCAACCGCAACCGCAACCGCAACCAACCCAGCTCGCAAAAGCCGGCCGTCGGGCTATGTGCTGCATGAAAACCCCAACTACGTAGTAATCGCTACCACGTCAACCGCAAACCCCAAAACCGGCAACATGGTTCAGGTCTGGATATTGCCGAAAGACATATCTCCCGTTGAATCCGTTCGAACG